CCACAACTGCAGGTTCTCATGACTTGCCTTGTGCTTTGTTTAGGGCTAACTTAATTTGGTCTGTAGAAAAACTACAGCCATCCGCATAACCGCTTTCTTCTAGATCTCTAAGCACCTGATTCAAGGCTTCATACATATCCGGTGCTGCTGCTATTAAGTTGGCGTTTGCTTCGCATTCAGCATCTGGTATTGGGTTTTCATAAAAACCTTGATCTAGAGTACAGATGGTTTGATGTTTAGCAACAATGTATTTATTAGGGTCCTTTGAATACATTCCGACGTTCCATTTACCTTTAGTTCGTTTCATTGGTTATCTCCTTTAAATTACTTGAAACATGGCCGCTTTATATTCAGCCATGACTTGTCCGGTTTTTTGATCCACTATTTTTGCGTTGTTAAGATATGGAACGAAGCCTAAACCTTTGCTGATATGTTCATTGGTTCCACCGATCTGTAAGCTCTGGTGATATGACTCAATCCAGTCTTGCAGTCGTTTTTCAGTCGCCTTTCCTTGCCATGAGAGAGTGTAAGGACCTTTGTTGTCTTTACATTCCAGGCGATATTTAGGGGTTTTAATTTTACCCATTACTTGCCTCCAATGTAAAAACAGATTGATCCGAAACCGTCGCGTTGGAAGTTGTAAAGAGCGTTTTGCACGTCATGTTCCATTGAGTCCATATCGACTACCTGGTGGACTGCAACCTTGTTAACAGATCCGAATTTAGAAGCTGGATGTATTTCGTAATCACGAAGACAAACATTGTTTTCCAAGTAATCTTCCAGCTCCTTACGGAGCTTTTCAGTTTGTTCATTCTCTTTTTTGCGCTGGTAATTTAGAGCACGATCCAAGTAAGCGTCGCAAAGGTCGATCTCTTTTTGGTTGTAAACGTCTTGGATGAAGTCTTGAGTTAACTTGAACTTGAGAACCTTTGCTATTTGCTTTGCGCGTTCCAAGTCATCATTATAAATAGCCTCTGTAATGGCTTCTTTAATAAGGTCTTGAGTACCATTGACACCATGTAAAGCTTGAAGTCCGTTGCGAGTCTTTACAACCAAGTCAACTTGGATACCAAGCTCACGAAGCAAGGATCTAACTTTGCTCTGGTGTTTTGCAGTCGTAACCGAGTATCGGTATTCATTGAAGATCACTTTGCCATTATGTTTAGCAACGAACTTCCACCAGTCATACGAGTAAGCAGAGCAAGTATCTGGATCAAAGGTTACGTTGTTAGCTTTGTAAGTGTTGGATCGTTTCATGTATTTCATTTATTACCTCTCTTGTTTATAAACTAATTATTACATATTACTATTCGGCGCGTCAAGACTAAACTTTAGGACTAAATCAAAAAATACATAAAATAAATTCTCTGCTTGATACATAGGCAACTTTGTCCTTTGCAAGTTACTGGTGTCATTCTTAGCAGGCGCGTCAAAGTCTCAACATATATAAGGAATAGAAGCACCGCGTTTCCGGCTTCGTCATATCCAATACAGCAAGGCTACGTGGAAGCCGAGTGATTACGCATACTTAAGGGTCACACTTATGACTATAAGTTTGAGGCGCGGTGCGCCGGGATGAGACATATTTTATGGGGGGTGGGGGGAGGTCGGTTGTTGATTTTGATCGTCCCCCGCCGCGCTCGCTTTACTTTTTTAAATTTTTTTGAAATTCTTACTTACACGGCCCCCGCAGCGTAGAAACCACGGTCATCCTGACTTCGTTTTTGACACCGCTTCTGGGGCCACTTCAGGCCCTGTTTAAACCCCTGGAGTTTACATCGCGCACCGGAGTTACGACATGCCAAGTGGACACCCACTTCCAACGGACCAGACACGTGGTCGGAAGGAACTCGAAGAAGGAGAAGAGACCAGGGGTGAGAAGCACACTGGGATTACGATCTTCGATAAGTCCGAACCGCGTTCCGTTTACAACCTTGTTCCAACAGAAGTGCAAGAAGCAATCGACAGAGTTCATCCAAACATTTGGGATTACTCTTTTAAAAATCTCGAGAAGCATGCAAAGGTTGACTCCACCCTGGCGCAGCTCCGCGTTTCTTTTTGGCACCAATACACGGTTGCCCAAGATTTATTTAAGCCGCGCATTCCTTTAGTGACAGTGATGAACGGTATTTGCACCAAGCCAACTTTCTACTCATACCTTCGTGATCAATATAAGTGTGCGTACTTGTTTTACCCAACTGTTGATTACATCGCAGCTATGATGGAGATGCAGGATCTTGCTTTACGAGAGATGCGTAAGATTTTAAAAATGCCAAACGCGGGTAACAAAGGGGCTAACATGCCAGTGATCCGCGAAAAAATTAAGATCTTTGCACTTTTGGAAAACAGGTTGCGGGGTACGGTGCCGAAGCGACTTGAAGCTTACCACTCCCATCAACACACCCTGGAGTCCGGGCCGACAATGAAGGATGTAACTTCAATGGTAGGGCACCAGGAAGGAACGAAGAGTTTGAAAGACATCGAAGCCGAGATTAGAAGAATTGATCGAACGGTGACGACTGAAGTTGCAAAAGCGACCCTGGCCGAAGAAGAGTCACCAGGGTCTAACGAGGAAGCTCCCATGGCGAGGAGTGACTCTCATGATTGATAATACCAAAGAACTTCAGGCTACGAAGCTTAAACTTTTGCGGGAGAAAGAACGCATCCAGTATGAACTCCCCCATTTGTACGGCTGGCCTTGGTATCCTTGGGCTAAAGATTTTTTTGACTCGATTAATAAAATGAACCTTTTGTGTGCAGCCAACCAGATTTCTAAAAGCTCGACACAGATTAGGAAAGCTCTTCACTGGGCCACAGCCCAAGAACTCTGGGGAAAGTTGTGGGGGAGAGCGCCCAACCAATTTTGGTATCTCTATCCATCAAAAGAAGTCGCGACCGTTGAGTTTGAAAAAAAATGGCTCCCTGAGTTTATGCCTCGAGACAACATGAAAAAGTCGGCCTATTACGGATGGGATGTGGAGTACGATCACAAGTTTATTAAAGCCATTCATTTTTATAATGGGATGTCGATTTACTTTAAGACTTATGCGCAAGATCCCAAGACTCTTCAGTCCGGCTCCTGTTACGCAGTCTTTTGTGACGAAGAACTTCCTGAGAATTTATACGATGAGTTGCGGATGCGCTTGGCTGGTACTAACGGCTATTTCCATATGGTTTTTACAGCCACGTTAGGGCAAGAGATGTGGTGGAGAGCCATGGAAGCTGTGGGCTCAGAGCAAGAACTTTTTGTGAAAGCCTTTAAGCAACAAATTTCTATGTATGATTGTTTGAAATATCTCGATGGATCTAAAGCCCCGTGGACTGTGGATCGCATCCGAGAAGTCGAAGAAGGGTGTAAATCAGAGGCTGAACGCTTAAGACGTGTATATGGTCGGTTCGTTAAGGAAGAAGGGCGCAAGTACCACGCTTTTGATCCGACCAGGCACTATGTGAAGCCGTTTGCAATACCTGACGACTGGTTGAAGGTTGTAGGGGTGGATATTGGGTCAGGTGGGCAAGGTCAAGGGCATCCATCGGCCATTTGTTTTATAGCGATAAGGCCGGATTTCCGGTACGGCGTTGTTTACAAAGGTGTACGAATGGATGGTATCCAAACCACAGCCGGAGACGTTGTTGAAAAATATCAGTCAATGATGGACCCAAAAGAACACTTCATGCACAAAAAATATGATCAAGCCGCCTCTGACTTTGGCACCATTGCCAACCGCATGGGTTTAGGTTTTACAAGCTCAGAAAAATCACATGAAGTCGGCGAGCATATCATCAACACTCTTTTTAAGTACGACATGCTCCAGATTTTTGACACCGATGAACTGCGAAAGCTTGGCACCGAAATGATTTCTCTTCAGAAATCAACACCGAAGAAAAAAGCCAAGGACGACTTCACAGATGCGCTGCGCTATCCATCCGTTGCTATCAACTGGGACTTTACTTGGCTTGAAGCCAAAGTGCGAGAAGAAGACCCTGGCGTTAAGCAGTCCGAAGTTTACAAGATGCCCCAGACAAAGGAAGAGTGGAGTGAATATTACGACCGAGAACGCCAAAAGCAAGCCGATGCCTTCAAAAACCCAGGAACTTCCGACAATTGGGAAGCCGAACTCCAGTCAGAAGTTGACGAATGGAATGAAATGTATGGAAATTAAACCCTTATCAGGTAAAGATATTTGTGCAATTATTGAAACATGTGCACAAGCGAATGTAAGGGAACTTAGCATTGGCGAGGTAAGTATAAAATTCGGCCCGGAGAACCAGGGTTTTAAGGTTCAAACTGTGGGAACACAGTTTCCGTCTAACACCGTGGGAACGGAAGACCATAATCCCGAGAACAACGATAGTTTTGTTGAAGCTATTCAAGCCCGGACAAAAGAAGACATCATGAGCACACAAACCTTGATGGACGATCCGATGGCTTTTGAAGAAGAAGTCATGAATAGCTTCGTGTATCAGGGCGGTATGAATGAAGATCAATAGTGTAGACGACCTCAATCAACTTTATGAAGACGGGACGAAGATTGATGAAAAAACCTACGCGGAGATGCGTAGTAATATTTTACTAGTCTCAGGCGAGCACTACTCGAAGAAAAATCTCAACACGTCGAAAAATAATATCAGGTCTTCAGCAAAAAGTGCTGAAACACTAAAACTTCGGATCACTAAAAACTACACTCACCGCGTTTCCAGAATTTACCACGATGCAATTATTTCTAAAGCCCCCGGCGTCACTGTTGTTCCCGCCAACGAAACAGAGATGCAAGATCAAAAGGATGCTGAACAAAACAAAAAAGTTCTCGAGTATGTTGATCGTCACCACAAAATGAAACAAAAAATTCGCGACTGGGCCGCAGAGTATGTGGACATCGGAGAAGTCGCCACAAAAGTTTTCTGGGACCCGATGAAAGGTCGCCTTCGAGGTTACGAGCAAAAAGTAACTGAAGATGGGTATCCCCTTTTTCTAACTCCTGACGGACAAGAAACACCAGAGCAAGGAATGATGGACCCAATGACTGGTCAGCCTGTGCAGTTTGAACCCGCTCCCGATAAATCACTTCCCGTCTATAGCGGAGATCTTGTCTTTGAAGACCTTTACGGTTTCAACCTCTGGCGTTGCCCAGGCTCTAAGAAAATGGAAGACTCTCCTTACCTCGGTCTTCGTAAAATGGCGCAAGTTGATGAATTGAAGACAATGTACGCAGGAAATGAAGCAAAACTTAAAGTCATTGAAAAGAGCACAGACACCGACTATGTGATTTTTGACGCGGAGAAATCAGCATATGAAAAACGAGAAAAATGGGTGTTGGTCAGAGAAGTTTATTACAAACCTTGTAGACAATATCCTGAAGGATACTTCTACATTTGGACTCAACAAGGTATTCTCGAACAAGGCACATTACCTTACGGAATATTTCCAATCCGGTGGAAGGCTTTCGACAGATACGCTTCAACAGCTCGCGGACGCTCTATTATCAAAGTCATTCGACCTAACCAAGCTGAGATTAATCGAGCTTCTTCCCAGCGAGCAACTCACGGAATTACATTGGCTGATGATAAAATCCTCTACCAAGCCGGGACAAAACTGGCACCAGGAGGGTTACTTCCAGGTGTGCGAGGAGTTACGTATCAAGGGTCTCCGCCCACAATTCTCCCAGGTAGAACCGGAGACCAGTTCACAGGCTACATAAACGAAGAAAAAGCCGATCTCTTCCAACAAGCTATGGTGAGCGAAGAAGCAAGCCAGGAGCAACACAACCTTGACCCTTACACTTTGTTATTTCGTACAATGGGTCAGCAAGCCAAGTACAAAAAATACGTTGAACAATTTGAAGAGTATCTTGTTGAAGTGTACGAACTTGTTCTCGAGCTTCTTCGTTTGTATTTGGACGATGAAGATCTCGGACAGATCCTTGGACCCAGAGAAAAAGGAAATCTTTCTGAGTTCAGGAAACAAACTCCGCAGACTTTCAGAATTTCTGTTAAAGCGCAGAGTGACACTATCGACACTCAACTTGGTAAGCAATTGACTTTCAACCATTTGCTCCAGTACATGGGTAAAAACTTAGGTCAGGATCAACTTGGAATGATTGTGAAGAACATGCCTTTTGTGAATAACGAAGAAGTTCTCAGCGATCTTACGATCAACTACGAAAACGTGAAAAATGATATGCTCGCACTTGAAAGAGGCGAGATGCCACAAGTTTCTCCTTACGACGACAATGAGTATTACATCAAAAAGCTAACTCACCGAATGAAACAGCATGATTTCCGTTTCTTAAATCCTATGGTGCAACAGAACTATCAACAGTTCATTGGCATCCACCAGGAGCAACAGAAACAGAAAGTGGAAGCGGCGAAACAAGCTCAGGCTGGTTTCATCCCCACAGGTGGAGCGATGATTACTGTGAACATGCGTATGCCAGATCCTAATGGAGAAGGCACGAAGCAAGTTCGCTTGCCTTATAACGCGGTTATGGATTTAATTAAAAAACTTGAGTCTCAAGGTATGGACTTGCAGACTTTAGAACAAATGAACCAAGGTGCTCTCATGGAAATGTACGGACAGATGCAATCCGAACAATTGGGGGAACCAACAGCGCAGGTAAATAATCAACAATTAGCCCAAAATGGTTATGTAAACTAACAAGGAGAACGCACCGATGCCACCATTACAAACAGGGGAAGAGCCCACAATCAATAGAGAGTTCGATAACGAATTGAGTCCACAGTTGGATGACAAGCAAAAGACCCACTCCCTGGAGCGGGATGAAAAAGTCGAAGGGGCTGAACCCACACTCAATGTTAAGCGCGAAGAGCCTAAACAAACCTTGGATGCGCCAGCCGAAGGTACAGAATTAAAATCGGGCGAGCAAACCGCCGACGGGCAAGTAACCGGAGAAGTTGAGAGCAAACCGTCAGAATTTAAACCTGACTATAAGTTTAAGGTCCGCGATCAAGAAATTGAAATGGATGATTGGGTTAAGGATCTCGTCAAAGACGAGGAAACCTTTAAAAAGGTTCAGGATCTTTACACCAGGGGGCATGGCCTTGAGATCGCAAAACAGGAACGTGATGAGTTCAAAAGCAAGTTTTCGGACCTAGAACAAAGTGTTAACCATGTGGCCGGGATTGCCAACGAATATTATAAAGATCCTGCTAACCCGCAGCATGCAGCCAAGGTTGCCCGTCAATTTATTGAAGCTTTGGGGTTGCCAAAACAAATGTTTCTACAATACGCTATTGATGAAGTTAATTATCAAAATTTGCCTCCGGAACAGAAGCGATATATTGATAATCAACGTCAAACTGAGATGACACTTGCCCAGTTGCAACAACAGAACCAACAACTGCAGTCGCAAACGGGTAATTTACAGTCTCAGCACTATGAGCAATTGCTCGGCTATAAGATGGCTGACCCCACGATAGCCCCGATTGTTCAAGAGTACGAAACCAGAGTCGGGAGACCTGGAGCGTTCCGAGAAATGGTTGTTCAGAGAGGGATCTATCGTGAACGACTCGATGGAACAGTAATAACGCCTGACCAAGCGGTTAACGAGGTCATCCAATTGTTGGGTATCACTCCTGGGGGGACTCAGACTCAAACTGGCGGACAGATGGGGACATCTCAAAACCAACCACAACAACAGCAAGTACAGCAACCGTTGCAACAGCAACAAAAACCTGTGCTCCCGAATGTTTCCGGTCAAGGAACCGCGTCTCCTGTGAAGAAGACGTATTCTACACTGGATCAAATTCGTAAGCGCAGAGATGAGCTTCTCGCCCAACAAGGGTAAGGCTCATAACCAACAGTTTGAGAGGAAAGTATGACTACAACTAGACAGTTTCAGGACATGCTTAATGAGTATCTCCCCAACAACCTTTTAAAAGAAGAGTTGATCCCACGGGATTACATTTTAAGCAATTGTCAAAAAGATAATACTTGGAAGGGTGGGAAAGTCCCCGTTCCATTTAAAGGTACGGGCGCTTCGTCGATCCGTATGGGTCAATTAACAGCCAACAACGATATTGCTCAGAGCAAATACGTTCGTGGTTATCTGAATGATTATGTGGAAGCTTGGGGATCATTGATCTTCGACCATACAGACATCGTTCAGCACGATGGCAAAATCCCCGAGACAACTTTCCTAAGTGTCCTTTCGGACAACATGGAAGATTTCATGGATTACATGAAAATGGTTGTTTCCATCCAGATCGGTACAGGTCCTTATTTTGCTTCGGCAAAAGCTGACGGTACTGCGGGTGGATTGCTCGAGGTGGATCGTGTGGATCGTTTTTGCTTACGTCAAAAAGTTACTCTAAAGAGTGACCTTGTGGCTGCGGCTTCTTTCTACGTGATCGCGATTAACCTAAACACAGACATCGTTACGTTGTCAGCAACTCGTGGTGGAGCGCCAGCGGATATTTCAGCATATCTTCTTGCCGGCAACACTCGTGTTTTTACTGACGGTGCGGACGTTGAGTCTTTTGCTTCGGCAAAAAGTGCTTTGTTGTCTGCGGCTAACGGTGGATCTGCGACCCTTCACGGTGTCAGCAAATTGGCTTACCCCTATTTGCAAGCGATCAACATCGACGGTTCAACTTGGACTTCAGCGAACGTACTCGATAAGCTTTTCGACGCGTACACCGAAGTTCGTAAGAAGGCCCGTGGTAAGGCGACTGAAATCATTATGTCTTACACCATTGGTGGAGCCGTGATGAAACAGATCGAAAACCGCGCAACAGCCAGTGCTAACCACTCTGTGAGTGTTCTTGATAAGAAGGCGTCTCTTTACGGTTGGGATGAAATACTCCTTACAACCATTAAGGGAACTCTTAAACTTGTCATGATCCAAGAGTGGGATGACGATGTTGTATGGTTCCGCGATCCTAAGTCGCACACCTTCCGTACTAACGGTTATTTCCGTAAGCGTAAAGCTCCGGATGGCCGAGAGTGGTTCGAGGTTCGCTCTGAAGATGGATACGCATATTTAATTGATATGTGTCTCTATGGAGAGATGGAATGGACCAAACCAGGCAACAACGCCATGGTTTATGGTATTGACCCAGCCAACTTCTAACGAAGTTTTAAGGGGGCTCTTCGGAGCCCCTTTCGAGTTTATAACGGGAGGGATCAATGTCAGATAAAGACGGCGTGGCAAAAACACGCACAGAGCAATTAAAATCACACCTTCACATGCAGGTAAAACAGCATATTGTCTTCGACAGTGGTGGGAGACCGCAGTTTGTTTTTACAGCTCCTATCAACGCAAGAGATGGAAGCCCCTGCACAGTTACTGAGTACGTTTACAAGGCAATCAACTCCACGCAAGTCGCTAAAAGACAAGAGCGAGAGTATTTTTGGAAAGCTGCGTGGGACACTGGGTTTACCTTTGATCCTTCAGTTGACTACGACCCAGACAACAATAGTGAGATGCCATGATTTTTGAGAAGAACCGCTTCGAGATATGGAACTTTCAACAGCATCCATATCGCCACAGTCTCGCAGAGTTTTCATTTACAAACCCAGCTCTTCCAAGCGGGTATTATGATGCTGAGTCAGCACTAAATTATATTCTTGCGGTTCTTTACCCACAAACACAAGAGAACGTCCCAACCCCTGGTGATCTCCCCCTGGTAGGAAACAACTTAGGTGATTATCGAATAGTGGACGACGACGGTGACGGGAAGTCAGCCGGGTACAGGTGGGAGCAACGCGAAGGCGACGCTTCTCCACAGTGGTATAAAATTTTTGATGTGGACTGGTCAACGGACGCAATTCTCGGAGCCGTTACCAATGTCACTCAAGACTTATATTTCAATTCAAAGGGGAAAACCGATCTCGATGAACTCGGCGATCCTATTACGGGTCTTTACGCCGGACAAAAAGTATTCGGTGGAAATCAGGCCGGACAAAATTTAACTCTTAATGCAAACTCCGGTGACGGAGTAGGGCCTGAGACCGGATATGTTCAGATCGACTCTGCTTTCCGTCCAACTCTTGATGACACTTTTGATCTTTCAACTGCGACCGAGAGATGGAGAAATGCTTATTTCAGTGGAGACCTTTTTGTAGGGACTCTCACTCTAAGCGCGAACACAATCACTGACTCCACAGGGACCATTGATTTTGACAATGAAAACTTAATTACAACTGGAAATTTTACAGGGGCAACCGTTACCGGAACCTCTCTTGTCGCGGACGACTCTGTAAACACCGTGACCCTGGTTCCAGGGAGTATTACTGATACATCTGGGGCAATCGCGTTCGGTGCGGCGAACCTTAGTACGACAGGGACTCTCGGAGCTGGGGTCACAACCTTATCTGCGGGAGCTGAGAACCTGACACTGAACCCGGACAACGGGAGTAGTCGGGCCAGCATCACGTCCTCTCTAGGTGCTATCGACTTTGCGGATGAAGACCTTTACACGACTGGAGCCCTGAATGTTGGTAGTATAGTCGCAGGTCAGCTCGATGTGGATAATATTCGCCTTGACGGGAACACAATCTCGACGACTGACGTGAATGGAAACCTAGTCCTACTACCCAATGGTACAGGTGTGGTGGATGTTCAAAAGACTCTCAACACTCTAAGTGTCAACACCACAGGAACCCATACAGTCACAGGCATTCTCAATGTCGATAACTTACGACTTGATGGGAACGCTTTAAGAGCCACGAATTTAGGCGGAGCTTTAAACCTTGAGGTCAACGGCTCTGGCAACATCACTTTCAACACCAATCTTGTACCCACAATCAGTGGTTCTTTTGATATTGGATCTGGTGCAGCTCTTCTCAACGATGTCTTCCTAAGTGGGGGCTTAAGAAATGCCACAAATGAAATTGCTATTACTACTTTACTCGCTTTTCGTTCTGGTATTTGGCGCGATCTTGCTCAGACACAACCCGCACAGTCTGGAGATAGTCTTTTTTATGACTCCGGCAATAATGTTTGGCTTGCTTCTGTTCCAGACTCGGAAATAGATCACGGCGTAATCTCAGGTCTTCTTGACGATGATCACACTCAGTACATGCTCCTTGCAGGTCGTCCAGGTGGACAGACTCTTCAGGGTGGAACAGCGGCTGGCGAGAACCTTACACTTGAGAGTACAAGCAATGCCACAAAAGGTTCTGTCATCACGAGTGACAACTTCCTTCCAGGAACCAACGCTTCTTTTAGTGCTGGCTGGAGTGGGCTTGATCTTGGAAGTGCAAGCTTTGCTTTCAACGACATTTATTCTCGCGGTGAGCATCGAAATCTTCGCTTTGAAAACTTCACTCTTGCAACCTTGCCAGCAAGCTCAGGTCAGAACATTGGCCGGGTCATGTGGGCAACCGACACCGAAAAAGCCTACGTGGACACAGGCTCACAGATCAAACCCCTGGGGGTATCGAAGTTTGTGGCCGATCAAGTGTTTGATGGGGTCCAATTGACAAAGGATGTCGATGTTTCAAGTGACATACAAGACGCTCGAAACTGCATATTTTCGCTTTTGAATAATGCTAACAATTTTTCTAAAATGTACGTTACTCTTAAGGCCACGAGTGCCAGTAACATTCGCATTGAAACAGATGCTCCACTTCCAGCGGGTTCATACCGTTTGATAGTGATTGAATAGGGGGATTAATGGAAGTTTACGGTCAACTCTTAACTGCAGGTCTTGAAAGACGCACCAGCAATCCCACCGGGGCCAATCTCTTCATTGGACGTATGTGGTTTCGCACAGACACGAACAAGTTTCATGTTTATGATGGAACTGTTGTTCTTGAGTTTGCGGATCTGACAAGTGCTCAGACTTTCCAACAAAAGACTCTTGCAGGTGCGACGATCTCAGATTTCTTGCAGTTCACGCAACAAGGCTCAACCCCAGCCAACCCCGGAGCTGGCTCCAATCGCATCTATTTCAAAACGGACGGTACTCCTTATACTCTTGACTCTAATGGGAACGAATTACCGTTAGGCGCGGGTGGAGGGGGTTCCAAGAACTACTTTGAGGATACCGATGCTAAGATCGACTCGACTGTTGGTAATTGGCTTACTGACGATGGAGCGGGTTCTCCTTCAGGGGGCTTAACTTTATCTTTGACTGCAGTTGCTGGCGAGTTGCTTGCTGGAGCGAACTCTCTTAAGATTGTTAAAGATGCAGCTAATAGAGACGGTCACTTCGTTAAAGTATTATCTAAAACTATTGATCCTAGTGATCGTGGGCGTCCTAACTATGGCTCTTTTGAATTTCGCCCTGGTACTGGTTACGTTAGTTCTGACTTAATTTGGGAAGTGTACGATGTGACAAATGCCGCTGTTCTTTATAGTGGTGCGTCTTCGGATTTAGAATTTTTAAATGCACGAGGTCGTTTTACTTGGGTTACTTATCTCGCGGAGACTACTGAACAAGTTGAGTTTCGTTTAAAAGTAAACAACACCAACACGAATGCTTTTGAAGTATTCGCCGACGAGTTCTCTTTTGGTCCTTTAGGACAATTTCTAGGTTTACCTGCAAGTGAATGGGAGCAATTCACCGCTACTTTTAATAACACAGGTGGATGGACTATCGGTCAGAATTGCCAAAAAAGACGTATTGGCGACATGATGCACGTCAAACTTTCCCTTCAGTTTACTGGTTCTGGTTCAGGCGCGAGTTTGTTTAGCTTTAACATCCCGGATGGATTAACTTTAAAAGGTTCTTCTCTCGCAGCGGGTCCTTACATGATTTTTGACTTTAATGATAACAATGGACACTTAACTTCTTTCGGCCAGTTTTCTGCAGGCAATGCTATATCTTTCGTAAATCCAGGAATTACTGGAAGCTTAACGGCAAATAATTTAGTAAATACATCATACATACGAGCCGAGTTTTTTATTCCCATCTCTGAGTGGGACACAACTAATATTGTAAACACAAACCAATTTTCGCAACAAACAATGCGAGCATCTATTTACCGTTCTGCGGATCAAGCAATTGGAGACGCGAACCAAAATACCGTAGCTTTTAATACAGTAGATTTTGATAAGTTTGGTATGTTTTCCGTTGCTGATAATGGGATTAAAATTTTAAAAGATGGACCCCATAAAGTTACAGCCAAAATCATTATTTCTGGTTTATCTGGAGATGAGCAATTTATTGCAAGAATTTTAAAAAATGGGTCTCAAATTGATCGCGTTGTGGACCGATCTCCCAACAGTGATTTACCGATTTACTTTGATCGAACTTTTGAATTCGTAAGAAACGATATTATAACGATAGCCGTAGACTCCAGCGTGGATACAAACTATACCGTTCGCGGTGGAATAGCGGATAGTTTTTTACAAGTTTCGTTAGAAGGAGAAAACACGTTCTTAGGTGTCGTCAAGAACGAAGAGTACCTTGAAACATTAATAAGCAGTAGCACGACAACTACCTTAGCGAATACCGAAACGGATGTTGTTGGTTCAGAGCTACCAATAGGAGAGGGTACTTGGGATATTGGGTATGACATCGACCATGTGACCAGAAACCTTACGGCTTCAAACAATACTCAGTTCGGATCAATTATGGTGACAGATGACCTCGACAACAGAATACCGTCCCTGGAGTCATTGACTGGAGGGGTAATGCCCCCCAATGCTGAAGTGAACGCCTCTAGTTCTAAACAAAAAAGAATAACCTTAACTGCACCTACAACACTTAAAATTAGGATCGCGTCACTGAATGCAGCGGCTTCAGGTACATTTGGTGTTAGGGCTTCAGGAAATGTCACGGGAAGTTTACCAGGCGATGACTCAGTATCACGGTTTTGGGCAAGGAGAGTAAAATGAAGAACTTCGTAATTAAAGAAGGCGAGAAAGTTTATGTAAAGCCAGCTCAAGGCTTCACACCTAAAAATCAAATTGGTCTTGTTCCTCCCTCTATCGCCAGAGAAGATTGGGGTTTTCTCCAAGCAACTCAGAGTAACGATGAGTTTGGTCAACCTGTTTGGAATATTACAGTCGATGCCACGGCAAAAGCTGCAGCTCTTGCTGAAAAATCAAAAGCTGAGGATATTCAGTCTGCGTACCAAACCATGAGTGATGAAGTGGACGCTCGTTTGTACGAAGTTTTTCGCACGATCAAACCTGACTACGCCACAGCGGAGTATGAGACTTGGAAGGATATGAAGGCTCGACCGGACGCTTACGCCTCCTTTGGCTTAAAAATTGATCATCAATTAAATGATGCCAACGGGATTGAGCTTTTCTCCCCTGGGAGTGCCTTGGATACTTCAGGAAAAATCAATCAGTACGCAACCAGGAAGATCCAACTTGCTGAAGAGTATGGGACTTATCGAGTTCAGCGCATCCAGCAATTTAAAAACGAAAGACAACAAATTTTAAACTCATAGGGAGGAACTATGTTTGAGAAGAAAGAAGAAAAACCAGAAGAGAAAAAGGCTGAAGTAAAAAAGCCGGAAGCTCCAAAAGGGAAGAACCCTCTCGACGAGAAAAAAATCGAGAAGGATCACACCAACGAAGGCACCTTTGTTGAAGGCGAAATTATCAAGTTGAAAGACTTGGAGTTCGTTGTTCACAAAGTTGGGGGTCTCGAGCTTATCCTTAAGCGTAAGGACTTTGTATGATGGAGTTGATCGACAAACTTCCACAGTGGGTTCAAGACATCCCTACGTACCTTGGAGTTTTAGTGGTGATCGCCACGGCTCTTGTGCGTATCCCGGCTCTTGCTCACTACGAAGATGAAGTCCAAGGCGTTGTTAAGGTCATTACCAAAATTTTGGCTTGGTTGCCAACCATTGGTAAGAACCCTTCAACAAAAGCGTTGGAGAGCAAGCTTAAAAAATGATGGAGTTTCTAACGGGTCTTTTAGCGAAAGTTATCAGACCCATAATCCAGGAAGAGTTGAAGGAGTTAAAAGAATTTGCGAAAGAACAGTACCAACAACTTCAGAGCTATAAAAAGCACGACGTGGAAGCTGAAGAGCATATTAAAGCCGCTGAACTCGCTTCTACCCCTGAAGAAGTTAAGGCCCACTTACGTCGTCTTCGCGACTCTCGCGCCAAGCTTCCTTTGTAGTTGCGTCGCTCTTCCTACGCCTCCAAACACCCCAATGTGTCTCTACGACAACTATTCAAAAGACGACAAAAAAGACTACTCAAAAAGCCCTGTTTTTCACTGTTCTGCAGCCAACGGAACCGAGTTTGAAATCCCCTGGAACTCTCCGAGTGCCAAAAACATGGTAGGGACTCCCCACGATGATTACGTAAGGCTTAACGCCTATTACAAAAAACTATTCGACATCTTAGAGCGCGAGCTTCTTGAAAAAGCCAATAGGAGATGAGCATGTATAAATTTGGAACCAGATCCACAAAAAACCTTAGCGAAGCCCACCCGGATCTCCAGGCTCTTTTTAACGAAGTGATCAAGCACTATGACTGCACAGTCATTGAAGGGTACAGAGGAGAAGATGAACAAAACAAAGCTTACCACGCGGGAGCATCTAAATTAAAGTTTCCGCAGAGCAAACACAACAAAACTCCATCTCTTGCCGTTGACGTTTGCCCGTACCCCATTGATTGGAAAGATAAAGATCGCTTTTATCACTTTGTTGGTTTTGTTAAGGGTGTGGCCTCCCAAATGGGGATTAATATCAGGTGCGGCGCAGACTGGGATGGCGACAATGATTTTAAAGACCAATCCTTCCATGACTTACCTCATTTTGAGCTGGTGGAGGAAAAATGAAATTTAAAGGTCACGACATCTTTTTAGACAAACAAGATCAACATTATCTTGAAAGCCACAATTGGTATGTCCATCGAGCTGGTAAAAAATTATACCTGCGAGGCTATGTAAAAGGTAAGAGATCTTCAGGTTTGGTTTATCTTCATCGGTTAATATTAAACGGTAAAGAAATAGATCATTTAGACGGAAATGGTCTTAATAACGCAAGAAAAAATTTACGGGTATGTACTCGAACACAAAACAACGGCAACAGAGTGGATTATGGGTCTAAGGGCGTTTATTTAGATACTTTCTCTGGCCGTTATAAAGCAGAAATTTGGTTTGAAGGAAAGAAGCTAAGTCTTGGTCGATATAATGACTTTAAAGACGCGAAAAGAGCTTACAACCGAAAACACAAGGAACTGTTTAAAGAGTTCGCCAATGTGGTGGAGGTAACGGCATGATTATTCTAAGTAATGGGTACAAGCTACCCGAGACAGGTGACTTTGGAGATGTCTGGTTCCCGGCTCTTGAAGACAACATTCAGCGAACAAATGATCATACTCACAATGGCACTAACTCAAGTAAAATATCTTCTTCCAGTATCAACGTGATTACTCAGGCCATTGCAAGCGGAGACTTTGCTCCCGATGGAGATAGGCTTTCAGCGACCATTTCTCTTGCAGGTGGAGCTGTTTCACTTGATACCAAGACTGTGATCGTGCGAGACGGTACAACAAAAAATCCGCTTTATATGGACATCCAAAAAATCGGCACGACTCAGTTGAAAGTTTTCACTGAGATCGCACGAGATGTCGAGGTTGTTATCGTATGATTGAGACTCAACCACTCGAAGTTGATGATTTTACTGGAGGGATCACAGATTTCTTCATTGACGGTCGGCCTGACCAGGCTGAAGCAATGGAGAACTTACTTATTAATCCCAACAGAAAACCATTTACTCGTTGGGGAAGTGAGGCTGCGGTTCCAGAGCAAATACCCCTGGGGCTCTTTCGCATTTCGTATCTTGATTTCTTAAACAGCGATCTCTTCGCATTCGCCCAGCGCAGAGGGTATTATAATAATGCAGGTTCATGGGCTGAACTCTTAGGCCCTAGTGGAGACCCCATATTTGACCAGGGAGATGTTAACTCCCAAGTGACAACCGCCCAATGGCAAGGGCATATGTTCCTTACAAACTCCGCCTACTCTTCTGCACAAAAAGTGTACCTTGATGAAAACGGCGACTACCAATTGCGAAATGCAGGGCTTCCACAGTTCAACACCACAGGTCTTTCACTCACTCCGCCTCCAGGGGCTGGGGCTTCTTACATTTACGTATTCATATACAAATACACTTACAAGGTAGAAGACGTAACTTTCATTGACAGAGGTCCTACGTATCAGACCGCAGTCATCCAAGGTGGAACCATTGCCCCTGGTAATGGCACAAACATCACTCTTTCCACAGCTCTCACACCAAATGAGAACTGGGCTATTGCCAACATCGAAATTGAAATCTATCGAACACTTGACGGAAGCGATGACTTTTTTCTCGCAGCGACTCTCCCGCTTGGAACAGCCAACTATGTTGATGAAGTCATAGACTCTGTTCTCAACACGGGTCTTGGGCTTTACACCAACGCCGGAGCTATTCCTTCACTTGAAGCTCCACCACGAGCGAAGTTCGTTCATATCGTTAACGATACGGCGTACTGGGCAAACCTTCAGACAGGTGCTGAAGACGACGAGTATTTGATCCGTCAATCTGTTCCTGCAGAACCCGACTCCGTACCCGCTGATTTTTTTGCCAGGGCTGAACAAAAGATCAAAGGGCTTTCCAGTATTTATGACAGACCTATTCTTTTGTGCGAAGGGTACATCTACCGGATTGACAACATCATTCAGGCCAATGGCTCAGGCAACATGGATCTGCGCCGAATTGACGATGAAGCTGGTTGTGCTTCACAGGCCAGTATTGTAGCAACTCATAAGGGCCTTTTTTGGGCCGGGAAAGTGGGCTTTTATTGGACCGATGGATTTAAAGTCAAAAAAATCTCAAGACATCTTCCCGACACCTACGCACGTTTAGTTCTCAACGAAGCCAGAGCATCCCGTATTCAAGGTACATACGATGCGACAAACGAGCGGGTCATTTGGACTGTCTGCAAGAATGCAGGAGACAACGAGCCCGACACTCTTTTTGTTATGGATCTGAAATGGATGGAGCAACACTTTGGGAGAGATGAAGCCTGCTTTACCACAATGTCTGGTGGAAACTCTTTTAGGCCAACTGCGATTGCTTTTAGCGGGAACAAACTTTATCGCGGGGACACCCGTGGTTTTGTACTCGAGCATGCAGTCAGCTATTTCACAGATCCTCGGATTGATGTTATAACTCCCGTTGCCAATTGGGAGCGTATAACAATCATCCACAATTACCTTTCTTGCTTCGTTGATTTTGGAACCAAGTTTATTCGCAAGTTTGTCCCACGCATTTTGATAAGTGCAGACAACGCGACAAACCTTTCGCTGGCGATAAACTCATCAAACGATAATGACCGAGTGAAGGGCGAGCTTGCCCCTATTCGTTATCGAGACAACATCACATGGGGAGAAGACTTACCTCTCTGGGGAGATCCTGCAGCGAAGTGGAACTCCCAGGGGTTAATTGAGCAATGGCGTAGGTTTCCGGCTGGAGGCTTACGTTGTAACTATAAACAGATACAACTCACAAACGCGACGGTTCAGATCGTTACTTCTGAACTTCTCGGTACAGCGACTGTTGATGGCTCCGCTAAGACTGCAACTCTTGGCGGATCGTTCACATGGCTTAACAATGCCATTGATTATTTAATTTCGTTTGAGACCGACGACTATGTTGAAGAGTTCGTAGTAACCCAGCGCACCGATACGACATTAACATTTGCCGACCCTGCAGGAAAGGCTCCCACGGGAGTTCTTAATTGGATTATTAAGGGGAAGCCAAAAGGAGAGGTGCTTAAACTAAACGGATATGTGATCCATTGGGCTTTCCTCAGTAAATCGCATACACCATTTGGAGCTGGGAGTTTAGGGTCTAGTCCCTCATGAGTACCAACACCACTCGCTTAGATTTACTGCTTAAGGAAATCGAGGACGAGTACGTTCAGGAAAACTTTTATCGTCTAAAGCTTTATCTCGAGCAACTCGCAGTCGGAAATACCACGGTTGTTAACCAACAAGTTTTAGGCCCCGGTGGAGAGCCAAGCACAAGCATTTGGTCCAAGCAAACTGTACTTTTGCCAGCAAGCTCAACGACAATTATTGACACAATACCTTTGGCGAGTTTCGGCCAACTTGAATATATCATTAACTATTTGAACACCTTCACAAGTGATAAAATGGGTTTAAAGATGACTGTCATAAACGACGATAGTACCATTGAAGAGCAAGTCTATGCCAAGTCAGGCGCACCGCTGAACTTAGGGTTATTCGCCAATGCTGTGGGGGTTAATTGCCAGATCTCCGTACAGAATAACGAAACCTCGCCTGTAGAAGTGTCCTTCGCAAAACTCAACATACCTTAAGGAGGTAAATTATGAGTAGAGTAAATTTTGCGGTGGAACAAGGTTACGACATTTATGCGTTAAATGGTAATCTTCTCGTTTCACAGTTGTCGGGTTCAGGTGCTCCCGGTGGAGATACTGGCCCACAAGATGCAGCACCTATTGGTTCAACGTACCAGCGAACAGACGGTACTTTTTATGTGAAGATTGCAGACACTGATGCAACTTCTGACTGGCAAGCGTTTTCGTTTGTTTTGTCTGCAGGGTACACCCCTCAAAATGGTGATCCCACTGTTGGAGATTCTCTCGAAGAAGCCATCGAAAAACTTGACGGAAACCAGGATGACATTCAGTCAGCTCTTGGTATTGCTCAAGGAGATGTGGACTTCGGTACTTTCACAGGCGCATTGTTGTCTGACAACCTCACCGCCAAAGCCTTGTTTCAAGAAATTGAAACCGCTGTGGAAGAAATTGATCAAAACGTCGATGATCTTATCTCTTTAACAGGAGTCGCTGAGAACTCAACGGATCTTGGTACTTTCACTGGCTTAACGATCAGTGACAACAATAGCATTAAAGGAGCATTACAAGAACTCGAAACAGCTCTTGAATTGATCTCTGGCGGTGTCACTGTAAGAGCACGAAGAACGACTGTAGTCTAAAGGAATTAAATGGATGTAGGTAAGGCTTATGAAGCCGATAATGGATTTTTAGTTACTGATGGCCCCTTCTATACGGGAGGGGCT